CTTAAATATATTACTGCCCATAGCAGCAAAGTATTCTCTAGTTCTGTCTGATTTAATAAACTCTCCTATAGATTTTACATCTGATATTAAAGTAAAAGTTAAATCAACATTATTACCTAGCGATTGATTAGTGGACAATACTAAATTGTTTTGATCTGAAAGTGATGATACAGTTACAGTACCACTAATGCCTGTGCCTGTAACAGTCATACCACTTAAGATAGTTCCGCTATTATTATCAACTACAAGCGTTGTTGTACTGCTAGTTGCTCCGTTAACTTTAGCTGTAGCAGTTACGAGTTTGGATACCTGTTTAATTCCTTTTCGAGATGTAATACGACCTTGATAATCAAACACCACATTAGTTGCTTCCGTTAGAAACTCAGGGCCTAACGTGCTTTCCTGTGCTTGAGTATTAAGTCCAGCAGTTCCTAATGTGTTAAGAACAACTGGTGAGATTTGTTTAGCTGGCATACCAAGTTGTCTCGTTTACTGTTCTGTTTTGATCCTGTGTGATGGCGTCAGATAAAGCATCTTGAAAACGTGCTACAGCTATTGAGCTTGCTGTACCGCCGTCTTCTCCTCGTTCATTAAGTGCTAACATATATGCACCCAGTACAACAACATTTTCCGAAACCGTAAGCGTGTCCGTTGCATTTGAGAGATCAGCCTGTGGCTGTACAGCATGTACTCTTATGTTGTAGGAACCATCAGGTACGGGCCAGAATGCAATCTTGTTACTGTCCGTAAGCCGATAAACGGAAGGAACACCCTGTTGTGTTGTGCCTATGTATTTGTAACGATAGTATAGTTCATCAGACATATGTTGTAAAGTCGAATCATTTGTATCGTCAATAACCTGTAGAATACGAGAACGATTATTTAAATTAGATAGTGTATATTCATCTGTTCCTGCACTTGTTGCTGCTGTCTGTATACTCCGTAGCGTACTCCAGTTCCATGAGTCTTCCACAAGTTGTTTTGATTCGTTAACAAGTTCTGATATTAACTTTTGATAAGCGTCTACTTGATCGGAGGAAGCGTCAATAACTGCTCCCGTCCAGTTAGAGGAAAGAACATCTTCACGTAGTCTAATTAAAACCCTATTAATAATCTGACGATAAGCCATTACTTTTTCTTCCCATCAATAAATGTTTTAGTTCCTTTGATTACACCCTTAACACCAAATGATGCACCAAAGGCTATAATTAATAATGTCCAATACTGTTCCGGTACTTCACTTTGCAGAATAACAAATGCCTCTCCTATTCTGTCTACCATTTCCCTGTTGTCAAGAACTGCCGCAAGAAACATAGCAATAAATGGTGACGTTATAACAATGGTAAGGTATTCATCTTTCCAACTATCGTTACTATTCCTAGCCTGTATTTCGTCCCATGTCTGATCACCTTTAATTACAGCTAGTTCTTGCTCATGTTTAGCTTTTGACTTCTCTGCTTTGTTGGCAAAGTATTGTTTGCCTATATCGAATACACCGCTAACAAGTGGGCCAAGTAAAGGTAACATTAAAAACTCACAGGCTCGTTTCTAATTTCCCAGTGTGGCATATCCCACTGCCACAGATCGAAACCCCAGTGTAAATTATCTACACCAACAGTTTCACAAGCCGCCTTAATAACTTTAGACAACTCTTTAAAACGCTGGAGATTATCCCAATCAATAGGATAGGGAACCACGTCCACTGCCATAGCAGGACATGAATTATGTTTTGAATTGGGATACTGCACTTTGCTTGCACCCGACTCAAAGTATTCCTGTTGTTTTTCTTCAGTTCTATACCCTTCCAATACGGAAAAATCATAGTGTTTAATAGCTTCTTGAAGAACTAACTGAATACGTGGATCACAATCTTGTAGTTTTTCTCGGCTTCTTTTTCCAAAACTAGGCATTTGCTTTAGCTTTCTTTTTAGCAGTTTTTGATAAGTCTTTAAAGTGAACAAGTTTTTTACTAGAATTAGTATGCCTTGCTCCGGAATGTAAATCTCCATTCGGCATCTTATGACTACCGCCTTTATGTAACGTGCCGTCACGGAAGTAATGTTTCATTCCTTTTGCCATTTAACTTTTCCTCTTTTTTTTCCAACCACTTTGCATATCTTTGTAGGCTTTAGAAGTAACAGTAGATTTACTTCTAGAATTACAAGTTCCCATTTTTCTACATTTTCTAATGTTTGCTACAAGGGACATATTATCACCATTTCTTACAAGACCAATAACGGGCCGTTAGTTTTGAAGGGGGGCTTGTATCGCACTTATGTCTTGCTCTAAAACTTTTTTTACGTTTAGGTTGATCTTTTTTAATAGTCATGTTGGCATCGCCAAATCGAATAAGTTTTGTTTTATCACCTTCTTTAGCAAGTACGGCAAACTTTTTACCACCCTTACGTGACCGTTTAGGTTTATTGTATCCTGAAAAAGTTTCTCCTGCCCTAGTAATAGCCATTATTTTTTCTTCTTTTTCTTCTTTTTCTTTTTCGGTGGAGTTTTATACGCTACTTTGCCATAAGACATATTTAATCTCCTTTAACTGATGGATGTCTACCATTGTGCATGTGAGCTAGTGCATCTAAATTTTTATGTACGACTCGCATTTCAGTTCTAAGTTCAGATATTTCCCTATGTTGTGCTTCTAGTTTTCCCGGTGATAATATTGTAGAGAAAACTTTATTCTGATGTTTTATTACGGCCCTGTCTGCATCGGCTTGGTCTATACGGGTGTTAATATCGTTAAGCACTTTTTCCATTTCAGCAATGTCCTGAATAACTCTGGACAGTTGTGATTTAACTACTGCAAATGCGCCAGCTAATGAAGCTAATAGTGTACCAAATTGTACAAGTTCTCTTACACCAAATTCCATGTTAGCTCACCGCTGGTCCAGATGTTGCTGCCCAATATAAAAACCAACCAATTCCACCGGCAATAACTATAACGGCTAAACCTTTGGCAATTTCAAATAGAATAACTTTTCTATGTTCAGCACGTTCTTCGGCATTTATTTTTTCCTGCTTTTCACGTTTCTTCTTATCGGCAATTCGTTTCTCACGTTCTTCCAGTATTAAATCCCAAGTAGATTTTTCACCTGGCTTAGACGGCCACTTTGAGTTAATCTCTGTCTTAAGGTCATCAAGTTGTTGTTTAAGTTGTTTTTCCTCTATAACCGCAGCAGCGGCAGATGACATTGAAGTTTCTGATCCATCATCTTTAGCTCGTTTCTGTAGTATACTTTTGTTTTTTCTACCAATCGAGCTACCGGCTTTGTGGTCTTTATTATTCTCATGTTGTTCCTTTGCTTGAAATAAACCATCTAAACCATGAGCAATTTCCTGAACACCCTTAGCGGATTTTACTAGAGTTTTAGTGGCGGCTATGGCGGCAGCTATTGTAAGTGGGTCCATACACTATCTCGCTCTTGCCTGTGCTATGGTTTCTCCACCAAACGGGTTTTCTGCAAATGCTAAATAGATGTAGCTTTGACTGCTCGTATTATAATCAGCCCCAGACAAACGTAATTTAAAACCATTAGCGATAAAATCCATTGCTTGCCCACTAAATTCTGCAGTGGTTGCGTTGGCTCTTAGTCCATCACTCATTGGATTAAAAGGGTCTCTAACCGCATCTACAATGTTCCAATTTCCAGACGCTGTACTTTTTATCATTAACCAAGCTGGTTTAAAACCAGATGCTCCATCATCAACAATTACCATTGGGCCATCAGAAGAGCCATTCCCCGTGTAGCTACCAATACCAATCAATCCTGGCGTTTTAGCAAAAGCATAGAACACATGGTCGTTGCCAGCCGTTAACCATGCGCCATTATCTTGCGTAGAAAACACACTAGATGTCGGAGCAGTGTTATTCCACACTGCCGTACTAGATGCAGACGCCCCATCAGAATTAAGGGCTACATATTTTCCAGCGCCTTCTGGCCCAAGATAGGTCCACCACTGGCCTGTTGCGCTTGTATCTTTAACAATCACTATGTCTGGCGCACGGCTAAGACCATGACCAATCGTGATTGCACCATTAGACCCAGCCGTAAATGTTCCAATACTAAACCCGCCGTGATCTGCGACACTCACTGAGCTTGTAATACTACCATTG